CGGCAGGGGTGACGGTTGAGTTTAATCTTGAGGGCCTTCTGCGCGGCGATACGGAAACCCGCGCGGCCTTCTATACGTCGATGACCCAGATTGGGGCGATGACGATTAACGATGTTCGGCGTTTGGAGAACCTACCGCCCGTAGAAGGCGGGGATGTTCCCCGGATGCAAATGCAGAATGTTCCGATCACGGAGGCAGGCAATGACAATCCAGCATAAGGCCGCGCCGGTCTTCGAAATCAAGGCGATGGACGATGACACGGGTGAGTTTGAGGGCTACGGCTCCACCTTCGGCGGTGAGCCGGACAGCTACGGCGATGTGATCGTAAAGGGGGCCTACTCGGAAACCCTCAAGGCGCACAAAGCCAAAGGGACCATGCCCAAAATGTTTTGGCAGCACGATCCACGCGAGGTCATCGGCAAGTGGCTTGACGCGGAGGAGGACGACCACGGCCTGAAAATGCGCGGCAAGCTGAATATGGCGGTGCAGCGCGGGCGCGAGGCTTACGCCCTGCTGAAAGAGCGTGACATTGATGGTCTGTCGATCGGCTATTCGATCAAGAAGTATGAGAGCGAAGAAGAAACCGGGGTTTGGTATCTGAAAGAGCTGGACCTGTTTGAGGTCTCCGTTGTTTCCATCGGGGCGAACGAAAACGCCACGATCAACAGCGTGAAGGCCGCGAAGGCTTCGCATGAAATCATGGAAAAGCTCAAGGCCGGGGATCGGCTGACTGAGCGGGAATTTGAGATGCTGCTCAAGGGGAGCTTGGGGCTTTCAAATTCACAGGCGGAGCGTGCCGCACGCATCCACCTGAAAGGGCCGGGGGAACCGGCAGCGGCACAGGACGCCCGCGCATTGCTTGAGGCACTGCGGGCATAAACCCACCAGACATAGGAGGCCGAAATGGCTGACGAAAACACCAAGTCGGTGGCGGAACTCGCTGCCGAAATCAAAGCCGAGCACGCAAAGTCGCTAGACGAAGTGAAAGCCAAGGCGGAGGAAGCCCTGGGCAAAGCCGCGAATGGCGAGACCCTGACCGCTTCGCTGAAAGAGCAGACCGATGACGCGCTGCTCAAGATGAACGGTCTGACCGAGCAACTGGCAGAAATCGAGCAGAAAATGGCTCGTGCCGGTGGCGAGGGTGCCGAGCGCCGCAAGACGCTGGGCGAACAGTTCGTTTCCGATGAGCGCGTCAAGGGCTGGATCGAGAATGAGCCGACCAGCGGCAAGGCTGACCTTCGCGTGAAGGCAACCCTGACCACCCTAACCACCGATGCAGCCGGTTCGGTTGGCGATGGTGCAGCACCGACCCGCCTTCCCGGCGTGGTCGAGATGCCGCAGCGCCGCATGACCATCCGCGACCTGATCACTCCCGGTCAGATGGACGGAAACACCCTTGAATATGTGCAGGAGGTCGGCTTCAACAACAATGCCGCGCCTGTTGCTGAGGGTGCGGCCAAGCCGGGGTCGGATATTCAGCTTGATCTGATCTCGACCGGGGCGAAGGTCATCGCGCACTGGATGAAGGCAAGCCGTCAGGCTCTTTCGGACGTGTCGCAGCTTCGTTCCATGATCGACCAGCGCCTGCTGTACGGTCTGGCCTACGCCGAGGAAAATCAGCTCCTCAACGGTGACGGCACGGGTCAGAACCTTTCGGGCCTTGTTACGAACTCGACCGCCTATTCGGCAGAGTTCACCCCGGCCAGCGCGTCCATCATCGACACGATGCGCCTTGCCATGTTGCAAGCTGCTCTGGCCGAGTATCCGGCAACCGGTCACGTTATGCACCCGACCGATTGGGCGCGTGTTGAACTGACCAAGGACGGCGATCAGCGCTACCTGATCGGCAACCCGCAAGGCACCGCCGCACCGACCCTTTGGGGTCTGCCGGTGGTCGCAACCCCGGCGATGACGATTGACAAGTTCATGACCGGCGCATTCCGCATGGCGGCTCAACTCTTTGACCGCTGGGATGCCCGCGTTGAGGTCGGTTATGTCAATGACGACTTCACCAAGAACCTTGTCACGATCCTCGCTGAGGAGCGTCTGGCGCTTGCGGTTTACCGCCCCGAGGCGCTGATCTACGGCGACTTTGGCAACGTGAACTGATCGGTTTTCTAAGGAGGGCGGGGAAACTCGCCCTCTCTGTAAGCCGATAGGAGGCATCATGCGTTATCTGGTCAAAAGGCCCCATCAGGGCGACAAGTTCTACAATCCCGGCGATTTCCGGGACGCAAAGGAAAATGAGGTTCGTCACCTTTTGGCCCGTGGCGTTCTTGAGAAGATGGCCGAGCCACCCAAGAACAAGGCGGCATACGTTGCGGAGACCAAAGACAGCCCTTTGGCGGATGGCCCGACTGGTCGGGCGAAACCTGCGCCGTCATCGCCAGCGGGCCGAGCGCGAAAAGCGAGAAAATCGAAGAAATAAGGGGCCTTTGCCGCGTCATCGCGGTTAACCGCTCTTGGCAGTTAGCGCCGTGGGCTGATGTTCTTTATGGCGCGGATTGGCAATGGTGGGTTTCGAGCGAGGCCCCTAAAAAGGGTGAATTTGAGGGGCTGCGGGTGTCTGCGTCGAATGGCTCGGGTCTACCCGTAATCCCGATGGCAAAAACAGAGTCGATGCAGTTTGACGGTCGCATCGGATGGGCGCGGAATAGCGGGTTTCAGGCGGTCAACATGGCGGCTTGTTTCGGGGCTACGCGCATTGTCTTGGTTGGCTTCGATATGACGCTGGAAGGCGGCTCACACTGGCACGGGGACCACGGAACCGGGCTTTCCAATCCGACCCAAAAGAGAATGGCGGAGTGGCGGCGAGATATGGACGCTGCGGCCAGCGATCTGGCGCGAATTGGCGTTGAGGCGATCAACGCAAGCAAGGTTTCCGCACTGGTGAACTACCGCAAGGCTCCGCTTTTGGATGCGGTGAAAGGCATAGCATGATTTTCAGACCTACGCTTGTGACCGCACCGGCTGAAAGCCCTGTCACCCTTGATGAGGTGAAGGCGCAGGTGACGGTTGGGTTTTCCGATGACGATACCTTGCTGACTGATCTGCGAGATGCTGCGGTTGCGCATTTGGACGGCTTTCGCGGGGTTCTCGGGCGGGCGATAGTGGAACAGACATGGGCGCTTTCTTTCGGCGGGTGGTGCCGTGAGATGCTCTTGCCGGTGCCTGATGTTTCAGCGGTGACTGTGAAGTATTACGACGAGTCCGGGGTTGCTCAGGAGGTAGACAGCGCAGAGGTTCGCCTTATTCCTGTGGCCCGTGGAACGGTGGTTTCTCTATCCAGTGATTTCTCGTATCCGGCGGTTGAATCCCCCCGCGTCGATCCTGTTTTCGTGGAGTTCACTTGCGGCTTCGGTGGGGCTGACGATGTCCCCGCCAATCTCAAGAGGGCGATCTGCGCCCTGGCTTCGATTTGGTATGAGACCCGCGCCGTAGAGCCGGGTGAAACTCTGCCAATCGGGATTGAGGCGCTTGTGCGTCAATATCGGTGGACGCAGGTATGAGGCAGGGCGGGAAGCTGATTGAGAGCGTGGCGTTTGACGCTCCCACGGAAGCCCCTGACGGTTATGGGGGCGTGGAAATCGGCTGGTCTGAGGTCTACGCCTGCCGGGGTGAGTTCATCTATTCTCGCGGCTCTGAGGCTGTCGATGCTGCGCGGCTGCAAGGCCGGTCCATCTACAAAATCCGCATCCGGTCAAGCGCAGATGCGCGGGCTATCACTTCGGCGCATCGTATGCGCGATGTGCGGCGCTCGGTAGAATATCAGGTGCGCGAGGTTGACCCGATTACCGACCGGGCTTGGGTCTATATCGTCGCTGAAAGCGGGGCGGCGGTTTGAAGATAATGACGGTTCTCCGCTCCGGCGGGGAGTATAACCTGGGCCATGTCGACCGGCTTCGTATGCAGTGCGCGAGATACGCGCCGGATGCCGACTTTGTGTGCCTGTCAGACGTGGGTAAGCCCGCACTGCGCCACGACTGTCCGGGATGGTGGTCTAAAATTGAGTTATTCCGGTTCCCCGGGCCGGTTCTGTACATGGATCTTGACACAACCGTTCGTGGCGATCTGACGCCGCTTCTAGATGCTGCTGAGGCGCACGATTTCATCGCCCTCAAGGATTTCAACCCGCACATTCGGGAAATGGGGTCCGGCCTTATGGCGTGGCGTGGCGATGCCTCGCACATTTACGATGCGTTTCGCGCAAACCCTGCGGAGCAAATGGAGCGATGCACAACGCCGCGCTGGCTCGGCGATCAGGGGTTTATTGAGCCTTTGACTGAGGGGCGGGC